TCTTTTAGGTAGCTTTGTTCCTGTAATTGGTACAGCTGTCGGTGGAGCAATAGGAGGAGTATTGGGCGGAGTTTCTTCATTAGTAGGTGAAATCAGTGAGTGGAATAATATGGAAGAAGCTAGTTCTTTAAATGAAGTAGGTAGCGAAGCAGTATCACAAAGTAATAAACTTGCTCAAGAACAAGTCGCTAAATTGGGCCGAATCGAACAAGCACTTTATGCCGGAAATAATGAAACCTCTTATGGAAATTCATTAGCAGGAAGGCAAATTGCATTGCAAGATACTCAAGTTCGTATAGCTCGTAACGGACAGTATTTGTCTTGAGCTAACAGTTGATATAAACTATAAATATATAACAGGATAAACAATCAATATGTCATGGCGTAAGCATTTTCAAATACCGCAAACAGCAAACGAAGTAGCCAAATCAAAAGTCTCTACTGGTAACCATCACGGCAGTAGTAGCAAGTTTAGCAGTTGGTTAAAAGACGTATATGCAGGAACACCTAATCGTGTTGAGCGTTATATGCAATATGAAATTATGGATCAAGACAGCGAAGTTAATGCCGCACTTGATACAGTAGCAGAATTCTGCACACAGTTTGACTACGAAAGCAATTTGCCTTTTAGCATTGAACATTTTAATGAACCAACAGAAGCAGAAGTAAACGTACTAACCCGTAGCTTACGTCAATGGTCAATGATCAACGATTGGAATAAACGTATCTGGAGATTGATGCGTAATACAATTAAGTATGGTGATGGATTCTTTATTCGTGATCCAGAAACATACGAATTACTGTATGTAGACAGTCAAGACGTTAGTAAAATCATTATTAATCAATCTAAAGGCCGTGAAGTAGAACAATATATTATTAAAAATTTAAGCCTTAATATTAATGAAAAAGTAGCAACAAATCCGTTAATTGCGGATCAAAACTATGGTCCTACTCAGTTCAATAAAAGTGCTTTTACACAATTTGCCAGTGCCAATGCTGGTAGTAATGCTAATACAAATAATGTAGAAACAGCAGTAGATGCGGCACACGTTTTACATTTAAGCCTCAGTGAAGGCATGGATACTAACTATCCATTTGGTACAAGTATATTAGAATCAGTGTACAAAGTATTCCAACAAAAGAGTTTATTAGAAGACAGTATTATTATCTATCGTGTGCAACGTGCTCCAGAACGCAGAGTATTCTATATCGACGTAGGTAATATGCCAGCTAACATGGCAATGTCATTTGTTGAACGTGTTAAAAATGAAATTCATCAACGTCGTATGCCAAGTCGTACTGGCGGTGGAACAAGCATCATGGATGCCAGTTATAATCCATTGAGTATGTTAGAAGACTACTTCTTTGCACAGACAGCAGAAGGCCGTGGCAGTAAAGTTGAAGTATTGCCAGGCGGCGATAATTTAGGCCAAATTGATGACTTGAAGTACTTTACTAATAAATTAATGCGAGCAATGCGTATTCCTAGCAGTTATATGCCCACAGGTCCAGATGATGGCACAGCAACATACAATGACGGCAGAGTAGGCACAGCTTTTATTCAAGAATATCGATTTAATAAGTATTGCCAACGTTTACAGAATCTAGTAGTAAATCCGCTAGATAAAGAATTTAAAATGTTCTTAAAGCATAAAGGCATTGAACTAGATTCTAGTACATTCAAACTGACATTCTTGCCACCACAGAGCTTTAGTGAATATCGTGAGATTGAAGTCAACAATGCCAGAGCCGCGGTATTTGGACAACTAGCAGAAGTAGCTTATATTAGTAGACGTTTTGCACTGAAGAAATATCTTGGTTTAACAGACCAGGAGATTGTAGAAAACGAAGCAAAATGGTTGGAAGAAAATCCAGAAGGCGGAGAAAGATTAATGAATCCAGGCATGCCAAACATGGCAGCAGGCGACTTGACTGGATTAGGTGTACAGCGTCCAACTGAAGATGATTTTGGACAAGTAGATCAGTTAGGACAAGAAGGTCAAGCCGAGCCAGGTGCTGAAGCTACCGGTCAAGCAAGTCCGTTAGGTGGAGCACCCGCACCAGGTGGAGCACCACCAGCACCAGGAGCAGTACGATGAAATTATTTGAAGTAAAGCAAGAAGACGGTATTGTCGATCCTGCTAAAAATGAATTTGAAACAGCTGAAAAAACAGATACAAGACGTCCTAGACTAACACTAGAACACTTGGGAAAATTACGAAAAATGCGAGAGATTCGTAAACTTGAAATGGAATCTAGAAAAGACCTTTACAAGAAGATTTACTCCAGACCTCCAGCAATGGAATGATCCTTCTATACTTAACTCAGTTTTCTATCAGAAAACTGGGTTTTTAACTCCATTTTAGCACTCTATTGTAATCTTTCTGTAAATATGTTACAGACTAAATTACTTTGGCCAAAAGGAGAAACACAATGTCTAAACATACATTAGAGCAAGTATTAGAAGCCCTTATCAACAAGGAAGATGACCGTGCAAGCGATTTGCTACATCAATTCTTTGTTCAAAAAGGTAAATCAATTTATGAAGAACTAAGTTCTTTTGACGAGCAACTAGAAGAAGATGAAGAAGCAGATCTTGAAGAAGGTATCGGCGGCAGTGCTGCCAAAGACTTTGAAACAGAGATTATTGCTAACGAAGATGATCTAGATGACGAGAAATTATTCAGTGAAGCAGACGAAGAAGGTGAAGAAGACCCAATGTCCGCTGAAGAGCCAACAGAGCCAGAAGCAACTGCTGACTTGGCCATGGGTGATGAAATGCCAGCTGAAGAACCAGCTGCCGAAGGCGATTTGCTACAAAAAGCAGACGATGCTATTGACGAATTAAAAGCTATTTTCGCTGAAATTATGGGTACACAGGGCGGCGACATGCCAGCTGATGAACCTGCAATGGGTGATGATATGCCAGCTGAAGAGCCAACAGAAGAAAGCTTTCGTGCTTTCGGTGAAGGTGTAATGCCTAAGCCAGTTAGTGCTCCTACTCCTGGTGACAATGGACAAAACACACGTAGCCCAGTAAGTTCTGGTTCTAAGATTTCCGCTAACGGTGCAAGCGCAGTTAAAGTTAACAGTGGCAACACAGCAGGCGGTAAAGCTGAATCAGCTAAAGAAGACGATGCTGGTAATGTAAACAAAGTTGGTAACGCTAAAGCTCCTGCACTTAAAGGTGTAGCAGTTCCTAAAATGAACAGCGATACAGCAGCCAACAAAACTAGTCCTGTAGCGAAGTAATAAGATGGCCTTACCATTAGTAGAAGCTCTTACATACGACCAAGCTGGTATCCGCACTCAACTTGTGGAAAACCAGAGTGGCGGCAAAGACCTCTACATGGAAGGCATATTCATTCAAGGCGGTGTTAAAAATCAAAACCAAAGAGTTTACCCTGTGAATGAGATCGCTAGAGCATGTAGTAACATTGCTGAAAAAATTAAAAGTGGTTACAGCGTACTCGGCGAAGCCGATCACCCTGATGACCTACAAGTTAACTTAGACCGTGTTTCACACATGATTACAAACATGTACATGAATGAAAACAACGGTATAGGTAAATTGAAAATCCTACCAACACCAATGGGTAACATTGTTAAAACTCTTTTAGAGAGTAATGTTAAACTAGGTGTGTCAAGTAGGGGATCTGGTAACGTCAATGAATCTGGTGGCGTTACTGATTTTGAAATCGTCACGGTAGACATCGTGGCGCAACCTAGTGCTCCGGCAGCATATCCAAAAGCAATCTATGAACGTGTTATGCACGATCGTAGACGCGGCGCCTTATTAGACGTTGCAAGCGCAGTAAGACATGATCCAAAAGCACAAAGATACCTCCAGGAAGAGGTTCTCAGGTTCATCACTAACCTAAACAAATAAGGGGACAAAGATGAGCACATTAAAAGAACTATTCGGCACTGAGGTTTTATCTGAGGAAGTAACAAGCCAACTACAAGAAGCTTGGGACTCTAAAGTTAAACAATTACACGAAGAAGTCGAAGCTAACCTACGTGAAGAATTTA